TCAAGGTGGATATCGCGGGTTCGAATCCCGCTGGGGGCACCATTCCAATTTTCCTCGAACCCGCTGGATGTCAAGTCTGGCGGGTTCGTTGCTTTCCGTGTCGTAGTTCAGTGTCACGAGCACGTCTTCGTCGGATACGCTCACCTGCCATACGAACGCCTTCAATAGCGTTGCGTCATCGAGCTTCGCGCCGCACTGCAGGAAGTCCGCGAAGCGCTCCGGGTCTATCTTCTGCTCCTGGATGGCCTGCAGGTCGTAGTTGGCGCGAGCCTTCTGCTGCTCAAGCTCGGCTATGCGCTCCTTCACGCCCGGCGCTATGATTCCCTGCTCGATGGCGTTCAGGATGTTCTTCAGCCCGCGCTCCGCAGCTGAAAGGGATTCCGCCGCCTGTTTTCGCCTTGTGGCAATCTCCGCCCCGTCTGCCCTGTCGGCGACCATGCGGGCTATCCTCAAGGCCTCCTCGCGGTCGGAAAGCAGCTCGCGCAGGGCACCGACGATAGCGCCCTCAAGCTCCTCTCGGCGAACGTTTCTCATGCAGCCGTCAACGCAGCTGTAGTACTCGTATTTGACGTTGTGCCGCCCGCGCCCGCTCACGCCCTGCAGGTTTCGCCCGCAGCCGGCGCATATGGCCTTACCCGCCAAGGCGAAATCGCCCCAGTCCTCCGAAGAGCGCTTCTTGGTTCCCTGCACCTGCTGAGCGTCCATGAAAGTCACCTCGTCTATGATCGCGGGCATTCCGCCCTCCTTGACTATGCCGCCCCACTCGTAGCGCCCCGTGTAGCGCCTGTTGTGGAGCATCTGGTAAACCATCGAGTAGCCGCACGGGTTGCCGTTGGAGGTCTTCACGCCTCGCTGGGCGAAGTCCCGAGCTATCGAGTTCACGGTCTCGCGGTTGACGCGCCGCTTGAAGGCCTCGCGCACGAACGCGGCGTCATGCTCGTCTATCTCGTACTCGTCGTCCTCCGACTTGCGGTAGCCGAACACGCGCACGCCGTTGGTCTTGCAACGGAGCGCGTTGCCCTCCATTCCGCGCTTGGTGCGTATGGCGGTCTTCTTCGACTCGCAGGCGGCAAGGCCTTCCAGCAGCTTCTCGTAGATGATGCCCTCCGGGCTGTCGGGTATCTGCTCGAGCGCCGAGACCAGCTTGACGCCGTGCGTGGCGAGCTCGCGCTTGTATATCGGTGCGTCGTACTCGCCGCGGCTGAAGCGGTCCATCATGTAGACGAGGACGATCTCGCTCTCGCCGGCGTTGGCTATCATCCGCTGGAACTCGGGGCGGTCGTCGGTGCGCCCCGACACGGCGCGGTCGCAGTACTCCGCCGCGACCTCGTAGCCCTCGCGCGCGCACCACTCGCGGCAGACGCGCAGCTGGTCCTCGATCGACGCTTCTCTCTGCCTGTTGCACGAGAACCTCGCGTATATCACTGCCCTCTTTGGCATAATGTGAATGTCACCCTTCCTTCAAGTTGAGTTTGCATGGGTGCACTGGTTGGATGCCCCGTCGGCTAAAGCGGTACCAGCGCTGCCGACGGGGCTCTTTTATCTTCCGAGATAGACAATGGTCACCCTCCATATGGGAGAGCCGTCGTGACCTTCGCGCTTTTGGCAGCAGGCGAAATAGGGGCGTTCGCCGGCATGCTCGGCGAGGGTCTTGTAGTGCACGCACCTCGCGCTGACATCGGCCGCCATCGCCCCGTTCACAAAGACGGCGACATGCGGTTTCGCCTTTGACCCGCGAGGAGTCGGGATCAGCTCCGTGGAGACCTCGACCGGAAATATCCCGCTTTTTCTCCTGCCGGCCCACTTGTCATCCTCGATGTAGACACAGTCTCCGTCCACGCCCACCGGCAGTTCTCGCCCGCACATCTTAGACAGCCATCGCGCCGTTTGCACCTTGGATGTCGCCGCCTCGCATTCCTCATCGTGCCGTTTGTCAAATGCGACGAATCTGCCAAGCCCCTCGCAGGCATCGACCCAGGCGAAGATTTCATCTGGGTCGGGAATGGTCATGATGACGTCGGGAACGCCCGGTGCGTACCACCCGACCATCCTGCACCTTACAGTGACGCCCGTGCCGCTACGCACTATCTTCGAGAGCGTCTGCCCGAGAGCCGAAGTTGCCCCGAATACCATACCCCTGTATGCCAGCGCCACCCCGTTATCGGACGTGTCCCATGTGCCACCGGTCAGCGCGCTGGTCAGCACAAGCGGCTCCGTCACGATGTCTGCGCCGAAATACTCACCGATCTTGATGCCGCTCAGCGGTTCGCCGTAGTACACGTAGACCTGGCGTTCGCAGTCACCGGAAAGTGCCACGTTGTTTTCGTAACTCATCGGGATGAATGCCGGCGGAGTTGGCACCGCCGGCTCAGGATATTTACCTGACGGCTTTTTAGCTACGATGCCGGCCGCCCTCAGTATGTTTCCAAACAATCCCATGGGTCACTCCTCAAACGTTTTCTTAGCCATTTCATCAAGCGATACTCCCAGCGCGTCCGCTATGGCCTTCGCTTTTCCAAGTGTGGGCTCCTTGGCTCGTCCACTAAGGAGCGCGGAGATCGTTGAGCGCGGGGAACCGATTTTGCTGGCCAATTCTGCCGGCGACATATCCTTTTTGTCGAGGTAAAAAGCAAGTACGTAGCGGTATTCCATGGCCTCCCCTAACAGTCCAAATATTTACACGTACAAAGTATTGCACTGTGCAAAGTTTTGTACAATACTGTCTCCAGTACAAAGTTTTGTACAGGAGGAAAGGAGAGAAATGAACCTGTCTGAAAAGGTCGGTGAGTACGCCGAAAAGAACAACGAGACCCGCGATTCAATCGCGGACAAGCTCGGCATCAGCCGCTCGTCGTTCTTCAACAAGGTGCGAGGCTCATACGAGTTCAGCCTATCTGAAGCCTACAAGCTGTCGCGCCTGCTCGGGGTATCGCTTGATGAGCTTCACGAGCTGACGGTGTCCTAGATGGACGCCAAGGAGCACGAGGGGAAGCCCAAGACGCCGCGCGAGATAGCGCTCGACACCATGTGCTCGACGCTTCGGGCGGCATACCGGGAATGGGAGAGGAAGGAGGTGAGCAAGAGACAGTGAGGCCATGGTCGACACGTGAGATCCGGTACCTGAGGGAACACGCCGGCGACGGAGCCAGGGAGATAGCCAAGGCGCTCGGAAGGACTACCGAGGCCGTGAAGCTCCAGGCGCGGAAGTGCGGCATATCGCTCCGCCAGCGCTGGATGTGCCCGAAGTGCGGGCGCACGACGTTCAAGCCGCTGAACAGGGCGAACGGCTGGTGCGCGGAGTGCACGAAGGAGGGCCACATGGCAGACCTCAGGGAGCAGGCCAGCGCGATGCGCGAGGAGGCGGCGAGGTCAAAGCGGAACGACCGCGAGCGGCAGAGGTGCTACAGCGCCAAGAGCCGCGCGAAAAAGTCCCAAAAATAAAGACCCTAAAAAGCACCCTAGCCCTGACCTGCGGAAACATCAGAAGGGAACACAAGATGTACACATACAAAGAAGCGAGCGCCCCCAGCTACCAACTTGTGAGCACTCGCAAATACAGCCCCAGACATGAGGCTCAGACCATCATAGCACCCAAGCCATATCGACCGACCGTCCGCGAGCAGCTCGACTCCGATGCGTTCAGGGCGGGGGCCATGGTCGGCTTCATCGCCGCCGCGGTCCTGTTCGCGGCGATCCTGACCGTCTTCGTCCTCCCGACGATGGACGGCGCGGTCCAGGCGGCAAAGGCGGCATGCGCGGCGGGAGCGGTCAATGCGTAACGACGAGAGGTACCGCCAGAAGCCGATGAGCAACCAGCTCGAGATATTCGGCCTCGGCGCGGACGGCGAGCAGGACATGGCGGACGCGCGCGTGGATAGGCGAGCACCCGCGGGCGTGGGACTTCATGGTCGAGCAGGCCACCCGCCTCAACCGCAAGGGCTACGTCTCGATCAACTACCTCATCCACATGGTGCGCAACGAGCTGCACGTCGGCGTGAAGAACGGCCTCGCGCCGAGCCTCGCCCGCATCATGGAGGCGCGCTACCCGCACCTGAGGCACGCATTCAACAAGCACCGCTCGAAATCGGACGGTTTTGTCGATGAGTAGGAGCAGGAGGACCGCCAAGGACGCGGGCACGAGGTTCGAGCGACTGGTCGCCGACTACCTCGCCGGGAGGCTGGGGAGCGACATCGACAGGCAGGTCAAGACCGGCTCGCACGACACGGGAGACATCCGCGGCGTGTCGATGGCCGGGCGGGGCATCGCGATCGAGTGCAAGGACTACCAGGGAAGGCACGAGCTGCCCAAGTGGCTGCGCGAGGCGGAGACCGAGCGCAGGAACCGCGGGGCCGAATACGGCGTGGTCGTCTGGAAGCGCCGCGGGACGGCAATCCCGGGCGAGCAGTTCGTGACCATGACGTTGGAGACGTTCGCGGCGATGCTCGCGGGCGCAGGCAGGGAGGAATAGCGATGGAGAGCACAAACATACCGGTGGAGATCGAGGCCAAGTTCAAGCAGGCCACCGTGAAGGGAGGCGTCGCCGTCCTGCAGTTCGAGGTCGACACGGAGGACAGCGCGGCGTTCGACGCCATCCGCAAGAGCGGCGAGGAGGTCTGGCTGTCCATCCAGAGCAAGCAGCCCCAGATCCTGTTCGTGAGCCACGACGGGGAGGTGACCGAGTGATGGAGGACTACAAGGGAATGCTCGCCGAGCTGGCCGACCTCGCCACGGAGGAGCAGGCGATGTTCACCATCTCGGTCATAACGAAGTCCGACGAGGCGTTCGACAAGTTCATGGACGCGCGCGAGAGGCTCGCCAAGTGGATCGTCGAGCACGCGGTGGTCATCGACGAGGCGCTAACCGAGAGGAAGTACAACCGGATGCTCAACGAGGAGGTCAGGTAATGTCCGAGGAGAACGGGGCCGAGGAGGTCGTGGCCGAGGTCATCGAGGAGCAGGGGGCGCCCGACCTCGTCGTCACGTACTCGCCGTCCGTCATCAGCGCGAACTTCGACGCGATGGAGGACAGCATCCGCGCGAAGGTCGCGGACTACGAGGGCGCCAAGTACGACCTGACCAAGGACGAGTCCATCAAGGAGGCCAAGAACGACCGCCTCTACCTCAACGGCCTGAAGAAAGAGATAGAGGAGCGCCGGAAGGCCGTGAAGCGCGAGTACAACAAGCCGCTCGCCGCCTTCGAGAAGCGCTGCAAGGAGATCACGTCCATCATCGACGGCGCGTCGGACGGCATCAAGGCGCAGCTCGACCAGGCCGAGGAGGACCGCAAGTCCCGCGCAATGGCCAAGCTCAAGGAGCACTACGAGACGTTCGCGGAGCTGCTCGCGCCGGTCGTGCCGTACGAGCGCCTCCACGAGAAGCAGTGGCTCAACAAGGGCTTCGGCGAGGTCAAGGCGAAGAAGGCGCTCGAGGCCAAGGTCTCAGCCGTCGCGCGCGACTGGGACACGCTCAAGGCCCAGCGCGACTCCATGGCCCACTACGAGGTCGCCGAGCGCGAACTGTTCCGCACGCTCGACCTTGGCTCGGCGCTCAACGCCGCCCGCGCCGCCGATGAGGAGGACGCCCGCATCGCCGCCATGCGCGAGGCGGTAGAGTCCAAGCCCGCGCCGCGCCCCGCGCCGAGGCGCCGGGCGGAACCCGCCGTCGCGGCGCGCCCCGAGCTGTCCTGCGCGTGGACGGTCGAGATTCCGTCCGCCACGCGCTCGCAGATGGAGCTGCTCGCCGCGGCGCTGCGCGAGCGCGGCATCACCGGCACCATCAAGTGCAAGGGGGTGTGCTAGATGGACGACGAGAAGATGACGCTCTCCCAGGCGATAGCCAAGGTTCAGAGATCCGTGACCGTCCCCAAGGCGCGCTACAACGCGTTCGCGAAGTTCAGCTACCGCTCGTTCGAGGACATCGTCGCCGCGCTCAAGGAGCCCTGTAAGGAGGCGGGCGTGGCGTTCACGCTCCACGACAGCATCTGCAAGGTGGGCGACCGCTACTACGTCGAGGCCACGTGCACCCTGTTCTTCGTGGACGGGCACGGCGAGAAGAAGGAGTTCAAGGCCTACGCCCGCGAGGCGGAGCACAAGAGCGGCTCCGACGACGCGCAGGTGACCGGGATGGCGTCGAGCTACGCGCGCAAGTACGCGCTTTGCGGCCTGTTCGCCATCGACGGGCAGAGCGACCCGGACGCGCTGTCGGACAAGCCCGAGAAGAAGCCGCCCGAGAGCGGCGGCTTCACGGCGAAGTGCAAGGCCTGCGGCACGGCCTACGCCTTCGAGTCGAAAGAGCAGTACGAGGAGTTCAAGAAGCATCCCGGCTGCTGCGCCACCCCGACGTGGCGCGTCCTGTAGGCCATGCAGGACATGTACGCGCAGCGCGAGGAGCTGTTCGAGCGCCTCATGGCGGAGCTGGACACGCTCAGGCGGACCGGCCAGCAGTACGCCGAGAACGAGGCGGACTACCGCAAGGCGCTGCGCATCGCCATCCTCGAGGAGCGCTCCAAGGGCACGCCGGTGACTATCATCGGCGACCTGTGCCGGGGGCGCGAGGAGATAGCCGAGAAGAAGCAGCTGCGCGACTGCGCCGAAGCCCTCTACAAGGCATCGAGCGAGGCAATCATGGCAATCAAGTTGAGGATCAAGACCGTTGACGCCGACATCCAGAGGACGTGGACGAGCGGCGGCACCGGAGAAGGGAGCTTTTTGTGAGCATCAACCGAGTGAACATTACGGGCAACCTGACGCGAGACCCCGAGCTTCGCAGCACGGCGGGCGGCATGGCGGTTCTCGGTTTCGGCGTTGCGGTCAACGACCGCCGAAAGAACCAGCAGACGGGCCAGTGGGAGGATTACCCGAACTTCGTCGACTGCACGATGTTCGGCAACCGCGCCGAGGCCCTGAGCCGCATCCTGCGCAAGGGCATGAAGGTGGCCATCGAGGGCAAGCTGCGCTACAGCTCGTGGGAGGACAAGAACGGCGGCGGCAGGCGCTCGAAGCTCGAAGTCATCCCCGACGAGGTGGAGCTTCTGAGCCAGAACCCCAACGCCCAGCAGGGCCAGCCGCAGCAGTACGCGCCGCAGGGCTACCAACCGCAGGCCTACGCGCCCCAGCAGGCACCGCAGCAGGCGTACCAGCCGCAGCAAGCGCCGCAGCAGCAGGCACCCCAGTGGAACGCTCAGCAGGCCTACCAGAACCCGCCTGCCGCCCCGCAGCCGCGCCAGCAAGCACCAGCGCCCGCGCCGCAGTACGCGCCCCAGCAGACACCGCAGGCCCCGCAGCAAGCGCCCCAGCAGCCCGTGCAGCAGTCGATGGACGTGTACGACGACGACATTCCCTTTTAGGGGTGACGGCGGCGTGCAAGTCCTGGACTCGCTCATCGACGGGCCGCTTAGGCTTCGCAACCGCAGGGAGGGCGACGAGCTTATAGGCATGATCGTCCGATACCTGCGCACGGGCGAGGAACCCGAGCCGCGCACCGACACCCAGGAAGCGGTGCTAACGGCCATACGACCCGTCATGGAAACCTCCCGCTCGCGCATCGTGGCGGGAGGCAACGGCGGCAAATCGTCAAGCAACGACGCAAGCAAAGCCGAAAGCAAACGGCCAAGCAAAACGGAAAGCAAACCGCAAAGCAAAAGCGGAAGCAAAACGTCAAGCGAGCTGGCAAGCAAAGCCGAAAGCAAACGGCCAAGCGAAGAGGAAGAGGAAGTAGGAAGAGGAATTAAGGAAGAGGGAAAAGCGAGTGCGGCGCGTTTCCGCGCCCCCTCTCCCGAAGAGGTAGCCGAGTACGCAGCCGCCTATGCGGCGTCCAAGGGCATCGACCTCGCCTCGACCGACTTCGACCCAGAGCGGTTCGTCGACTTCTACGCCCAGAAGGGCTGGATGGTCGGCAAATCGCGAATGAAGGATTGGAAGGCCTCCGTGCGCAACTGGGTGCGCACCTCGAAGCCGATACGCGAGACGAAGCAGGAGGTGAGCGAAGGTGACGACTTTTCCCAGTACGACTGAGTGCCCGCATTGCGGGGCCATGCTCAACGCGCGGTACGCCCAGCTGGGCCTCAAGCGCCTGTTCTGCGGCTACGAGTCGTGCGACTGCGAAGGGGCCGTCGCCGAGCGCGCTGCCATAGCGGCGCAAGAGCAGGCTGAGGCCGAGAAGGCCGTCGCCGAGAAGCGCAGGCGCTCGCTTGTGCGCTGCGGCGTGCCCGAGCGCTACCTGGGGCTTGACCACCCCATGGCCGACGAGCTTGCGCTTGCCATGGAGGGCGGCCAATGGCTCTACCTGTGGGGCGACGTCGGCACCCGCAAGACGACCTGCGCCGCAGCCGTGGCCATGCGCTTGCACGACCGGGGCAAGTCGCCGCTCATGGTGCCGATGTACCGCGTGCTCGACGAGATTCAGTGCAGCTTCCACGACGGCGGTGACCCCTTGAAGCGCTATGCCGAAGCTGGCTACCTGCTCATCGACGACTTGGGCAAGCGCAGGCCCACGGGCTTCGTGCTCGACAGCCTGTTCCAGCTCATCGACCAGCGCTACTCGGCGATGCGCCCCACGCTGGTCACTACGCAGTACAGGCCCAGCGACCTCGTGCGCAGGCTCGCCGAGCAGGGCGACGCCGACACGGCCAAGGCCATCGTGTCGCGGCTGCGCCACGGGGCAAGGGTGGTCGAGTTCGACGGCCCGGACAGGAGGCTCGCATGATCCTGCAAGCAAGCCAGCTGCGCGGCTGGCCGAAGGAGCGCGCCGAGCTTTACGGAAAGCCACACCTCGGGGCGCGCTACACGGGCAAGCGGTCGTACGAGCTTCTGCAAGACCGCTGCTGCGTCTGCGGCAGGCGCGCACAGAGCTGCCACCACGTGGCGCACCGAAGCTGGGGGCTTGAGTTCGAGCTTGTCACGCCGAACGGCACGTGGAGCCTGCGAAGCCCGCTGTTCGCCCTGTGCGGCAGCGGCACGACCGGGTGCCACAACCAGTTCCACGGCGGCGGCCTCAGGGCCGAGTGGGTATGGCGCACCGGGGCGGCCGAGGAGGCATGGTGGTCCGGCACGATGCTCAGGGAGTACCCGCCGCACAGCCCCGACCTCTACATGTTCGGCTACTGGGCCATCACCGACCGTTACGGAAACGAGATCATCCGAGAGGTGAAATGACGATGGAGATCACCAACTGCGAGCAGTACGTGCTCGCCGAGCTTGACTACGAGCAGCGCCGCCGCCGTCGCGCACTCGCCCGCTCGCGCCGCAACAACCTGTACCTGAAGAGCATCGGGAGGTGCCGGTGATGGGCGGCAAGTACAGGAAGGAGCAGGGGAATGGCTAACCCCAAGGTACTGCGGAAAACGCAGCTGCTGCGCCTGCTCGTGAACGAGCTGTGCGACAGCATCGAGGCCCGCGAGGCCAAGGAGTCGAACCTCCACACCTACCCGAGGTGCGGCTACGGCGGCCTCGAGGACGGGCAGGGCAAGACCCAGATACAGGGCGACATACGCAGGTGCAGGAGGACGTTGCTGGACCTGTGGAAGCTGATCGGGAGGCAGTGAAGATGGCTAGGAACGTCTACGGCGGCTACTGCCGCGAGTGCGGCAGGTGGACGTCTCCCGGGTTCGGGCACTTCGAGCGCTACCGCGGCGGCTGGCGCGTCCACTGCGTCGAGTGCGCGAGCGGGCGGAAGCTGCCGCCCGAGGGAGACCAGGCGGCGCAGGACATGCGGCGCCACGTAAGGAACATGGTGAACGACGGAAGGTACGGGAAGAGGGGATACAGATGACGGGAACCGAGAGGCCGGACATCTATGCGGACGGACTCCGGGAGGAGCGCTGCGAGAACTGTCTGCACTGCTGCGCGACGGTGCTGCGCACCGTCCACGGCGTGGAGCGCACCGAGTACGAGTGCGGGCGGCGCCCGGAGTTCGTGCACCGCACGCAGGGGCTCGCCAGGTGCAACTACTGGGAGGCGCGATGAGCGGATGGGATGAGCTCGGCCGCGAGCAAGACATGGCCGCGGCGAGGGCCGTCGGCTACCTCGAGGGCATGTACGACGTGGCCGTCGTCAGGAAGAGGGTGGCGTAGATGCGAGTTCTTATCGCCTGCGAGGAGTCGCAGCGCGTGGCGCTTGAGTTCCGGAAGATGGGGCACGAGGCTTACAGCTGCGACCTTGAGGAAGCGGGGGGGGTCACGACCTCATGCACCTCAACGTCGACGCTCTCCAGATGCTCAAGCTCAGGTGGGACCTGGTGATCGCGCACCCGCCATGCACGTATCTCACCGTCACCGGCAACCGCTGGTTCGACGAGGGAAAGTACGGCGACAGAGCGCGCGAGCGCAAGGCTAACCGTGAGGCCGCCGTCGAGTTCTTCATGGCGTTCGTCAAGTGCAATGCGCCGCACGTTGCAATCGAGAACCCCGTCGGCTGTATGAGCACAAGATGGCGCAAACCGGACCAAATCGTGCAGCCGTACATGTTCGGCGACCCGTTCGAAAAGAAGACGTGCCTGTGGCTGAAGGGGCTCGAGCCGCTCAAGCCGACTGATGAGGTCGAGCCTGAGCCGCGCAAGGTCTTCAAGTCAGGCAACTCCATGCCGGCATGGTACGCGGACGCCTGGCATCTGCCGCCACACGAACGTGCCAAGGTTCGCAGCCGCACGTTCCCGGGCATCGCAAAGGCGATGGCCAACCAGTGGTGCGAGCAGATCGGGATGGAGGGCGTATAACGCCAGATAAGGAGGAATGATGATTCAACTGCCAAAGGATGCCGACGGTCGAGAGATTCCGCTAGATACCAAGGTGCTGTACGGCAGCGGCGGCACGGCCCGAAACATCGTGTACTGGGTGTACACGGTCGATTCCGACCTCGAGAAAGAGTGGGGGAACTGCTGGCGCGCGGTCACGGACGCGGGCGGGAAACTCGACCCCGAGCTCATGTACCTCACCCCGCCCGACACCTGGGAGAAGCTGGAAGAGGACTTGCGCAGGGCGGTTGAAGAGAGAAACGAGTTTGATAGTCCGGCATGCGGCTACACGGATCATCTCAATGACTCGTGCAGCGTCTGCAGGTTTCAAGGCCGCGACGTGGATTGCTCGGACAAAATGCTCATCGACATCGCGTCCCGCATCCGCAAGCTGAGGGGTGAGGACTGATGGCGACGCACAGGCTCAAGATTCAAGAGCAATACGCCGACGCCGTCCTGAACGGCACCAAGACGTTCGAGATTCGCAAGAACGACCGGGGTTACAAGGTCGGCGATGAGATCGTATTCGACGTTGTCACGAACGAAGGCTACGCCGTCGGGGAAGCAGCCAGGCATCCGCTCAACGGTGAAGTCTACCGAATCGACTACATCCTCGACGATTTCGAGGGCCTCGCCCAGAAATACGTGGCGCTGGCCATATCCAAGGGGGGCAAATGATTACCGATAAAGAGCGTCGCGAGATGGCGGCGAAGGAGGTCTAGCCATGGCATACAGCGACTACGGCGCGTTCGTGTACCTCAACGGCGAGCGCAGAACCGATAAGGAGGACGTAGGCGTATACGACACCGACGAGGCCTCCCTGCCTATTGGACTCCGCGTGTACGCGAACATCATGAAGCGCCATGACGGATTCGAGTGGTTTGAGTTCTCGCACCATGGAGTCATGGGCGACGGCAGCGTCCGCGTCGGGTGCTACAAGCAGGGATGGCCGGAGGTCTACGAGTGGGAGGACGGCGAGGACAAGCCGACCATATACACGTTCGATGACCTTTCCCGTAAGTTCGGGTGGGACGATTACGAGGAGTACGGCGACACGAGGTACGCCCCAGGCGAGTACGACGAGGAGTTCGACTTCCTTGGATGGCACTTCCACTTCTGGGGCGACGATCTCGGTGGCACTCCAAAATATGGTGCGACCATGAGCCGCGACGGAGAGACCTGGGAGTGCGGCTACGACTGTATGTTTGGAGCTGGTTTTGATGACATTCACTAGCGACGAGCGCCACGAGGTGGCGCAGAAGCTACGCGAGAAAAAGAAGGAGTTCTTCGGCGGACGCAGTTGGTTCCCGCAGGACCTGATTCTCTACCAGAGCATGTATCTCACGGCTATCGACGAGTGTCTGTCGGACGGCGAGTGCGGATTCGATGTCCTTGCCGACCTCATCGACCGCGGCGAGTGCGAGAACGTCTACGACGAGAACGAAATGGGAGCCTGCGACAACGGCTTCGAGTGCTCGGTCTGCGGCTGCAGGGTCGAGGACGAGGAGCACTACCGCGTGAGCGGCGTCTGGAACTTCTGCCCGCAGTGCGGGAGGAGGGTCGGGAAGCCATGAGTATGGAGTACGTTCTGGACGCCGACAAGATCGCCCACTGGCGCATCGACAACCACGTCCCGCTGAAGCAGCAGGCGCGTGCCGCCGGGGTGAACCTCAGCAGCCTGAGCCACGCCATCCGCGACGGCAGGGAAGTGAAGATGAACCTGCTGCTCAATCTGGCGGAGGCGATGGACGAAGACCCGCGCGACATCGTGAAACCCAAAGCGCTTACGAGCCGGGAGGCAAAATGAGATTCGAGATAATCGAGCGCCACATCATCGATGTGCCTGACAGCGAGCTCACTGACGGCGGGCGCCCCCTGGGCGAGATGGCGCTCACCGATGTTCTCGACGCCATCGCGGAGAACCCGCACAGGTTCATCGAACGGTACGAGTTGTACTGCGAGGAGGTGACCCGCCTTGGCCGCCAGCTGTGACCCGGGATACAACCTCCCGGACGGATGCTCCGACGCGGCAATCGACAGGCGCTTCGGGGAGCGCGGCCCGACCTGCGCCGAGTGCGCCAAGATGTATGAGTGCTGCTGCGACTACGGCATCTGTGAGGTGGAGTTCGACGACGCCTTCCGGGAGAAGTTCGACGGGGCGGACGCGGAGCCGGGCGACGTCGCCCACTGGGCGCTCCCGTGGATAGCGGACCACATGAGGGACATGCAGGAGGCGGCGTGCGACATGTTCTGTGGCTGATGCTGCTGGCGGCGCTCACTGCGCTGCTGGCTTGGGCGGCGAGGTCCGCATGGGCGCTCGCCGTGGTTCTGACCGTTCTCGTGCGCATGGCGTGCGGGTGAGATAGGAGGATTGAATGGACGAGATCGTAAGGCTGGCCGGCAGGCTCATCGGGTGCCTCATCGTTGCCGCGCTCGTGCTGCTTTGCATCGCCGCCGTGCTGTGGTGCATGCAGCTGGTCGCGGGGCTGGCCGCATGAGTGAGGGCGAGAAAGTGGCACAGCAGCTCCGCGACGCCACGGCCCCGCTGGAGTCCATGGCGGACTACGTGGCGAGGGACATCGACGAGAGGTTCATACTGCCGCCCATCACGATCACCATCAAGATAGGAAGCGCCGACGAGCTGCCAACCATATCGGTGAAGAAGGACTACCTCGCGAGGAAGCGCCTGGCATGACGTGGAGCTCCAACGGCAACGCCGAGCGCAAGCTCAAGGCGAGGCTCCGCGCCGAGGGCAGGCCGTGCCACATATGCGGACAGCCCATAGACTACAGCCTGCCGCCCGGCACGCCGTGGAGCTTCGAGGCCGACCACGTGGTGCCGAGGGCGAGGGGCGGCGCGGTGCTGGACTACGCGAACCTCGACGCGGCGCACCGCATCTGCAACCAGAGGAAGGGCAAGCACATGCCGGGCGACGCGAGGCCCGTCGAGATAAGGCGCACGAGGCTGTTCTGAAGGCTTGAGACAACTGAATAGGCGGGGCTGAAAAGCCTAACTGGAGGCGCGGTCGTTTGCTCGGCTGCGCCTCACTGCTTTTTGGGGCGCTGAGCCGCCGATGGCGGGGGCATCGCCCCTCCCAGGGGGTGCACGGACACCCATGCTTGCCAGTGCCGATTTCCCCCCCGCCCCATGACCCCAGGGCGGGGGTAGGCCGCGAATCTCACCCGCGTCGCACAATGCGGGCACGAGAAAGGAGGCCGGGATGCCGGAGATGCCGGAATCGGTCGCATCCGACGACTATCAATCGCAGATCTGGGCGAGCGTCACCGCATCGGGGCGCTTCTCCGACGAGGACGCGCCGAACCTCGCGCTGCTGTGCTACTGGCACGCCGTGGCGAAGGCCGCGGAGGATGCCATGAGCAAGGGCAAGTCCGTGAAGGTGCTCGACCCCGTCGGCTACAAGCCCGTCAAGGCGAAGAACGGCAGGCACGCCATCATGGAGCGCCCGCACCCCGCCGTGTCCGTGCTCAAGCAGGCGACCGCCGAGATACGCGCGCTCAACGAGCTGCTCGGGCTGTCGCGCAAGGCGGTGCCCATCCAGGTGCAGCAGGCGCGTTCGCAGAGCGATGGCGCTAGGGTGCTGAGCCTCATGTTCGCCGACCGCGAGCGCAAGGCCAAGGCGGCGGGCGCCTGATGGAGCCCAGGCAGACGCCGACATACGAGGCGAACGTCCCGGAGGACCTCAGCGGCGACGGCGGGATGGCGTGCGAGCTCGCGACCGCCTACTTCGGCGACCCGCTCCCGTGGCAGCCGCACCTGCTCGACGCGATGCTGGCCCGCGATGCGCGCGACAAGTACCTGCTGCGCACGCTGGGCATCTCCATCCCGCGCCAGAACGGAAAGAGCTGGGTCGTGCGAGCAAGGTGCTTCTACGGCGCGCTCAACGGCGAGAAGATCCTGTACACCTGCCAGCACGGCGACACATCCGACCAGATGTTCAAGGAGCTGTCACAGCCGTTCGAGGACGAGGACGAGACCGATCTGCGCAACCTCCTGCTTGCCGTGCGCAAGACGAACGGGCAGCAGGCCATCAGCCTCAAGAACGGCGGACTCATCCGCTTCACCACCCGCACCAACTCGCTGGCGCGAGGCAAGACCTACGACGTGCTCATCTACGACGAGGCGCAGGAGCTCACGGACACGCAGCAGGCGGCGTCCCTGCCTGCCATCTCGGCGAGCGCGATGCACAACCCGCAGACCATCTACCTCGGAACGCCGCCAGGCCCCGACAACGTCGGCACGGTGTTTCGCGACCTCCACGACGACGTGCACGACGGCGAGTCCGAGATGGCGTGGATCGAGTGGGGCGCGGACGAGATAGGCGACGTCCACGACGAGTCCCGCTGGTACGAGTACAACCCGTCCATGGGCACCGTGCTCAACTACGAGGCCGTCAAGGGCGAGTCCGAGCAGATGCAGCCCGACGTGTTCGCGCGCGAGCGCCTCGGGTGGTGGGCGAAGACGGGAGGCTCGCTCCTCTACGCCCTGTCCTCCAAGAAGTGGGACGGGTGCCGACGCGACTCAGCGCCCGCTGGCGGAAAGCTCGCATTCGGCGTGAAGTTCTCCGCGGACGGCTCCCGTGCCGCCGTCTCGTGGGCGCTTGCCGACAGGGACGGACCGTCCTACGTCGAGCTGTACGACGTGATGGGCGCTTCGGGCGGAACGGTCGCGATCTCGGACATGCTCCTGCGCAACCGAGACGAGATCGCGTGCGCCTGCATCGACGGCAAGTCCGGAGCGGACGCGCTCAAGCGGCGGATGCTCGACGGCGGCTTCAGCAAGTGCGCGCTCGTGATGGGCACGCCCGCAATCGTGCAGGCTGCGGCGTCGATGCTCAAGGACGAGGTCGACTCGGGCACGCTGTCGCACATCGAGTCGCCGGCGCTCGACGACTCGGCGCGCAAGTCGCTCAAGCGCGACATAGGCAGGGACGGATGGGGCTTCGCGGACGGCCCCGACTCCATCGCCGCACCCATCGAGTCCGCATCCCTCGCCCTATGGGCGGCGAGAACCACGAAACGAGACCCGCGAAGGGAACAGGAGGCCAGCTTCTGATGGCAGCAGTGAATATGGAACTGGCGGGGCAGGTAGCATCCGCCGCAGGCTTGGAGCCGGGCGACGCGGCGCTCGTCCGCGAGCTCATGACCGTCTGGCGCGAGCATCGAGCCAGCAACCTCGAGCGCGAGGACTACTACCTCGGGCACGTGTCGGTGAAGGACCTCGGCATCGCCATGCCGGCGAGCCTCGCCAAGAAGATCAACCCGCGCGTGGACTGGCCCCGCAAGGCCGTGCACGCACTCGCCGACCGCTCCATCTTCAACGGTTATACGTGCGCGGATGAGCAGACGAGCAAGGCCCTCCGCGCCATCTGCGAGTCGAACCAGCTAGAGCGCCTCTACCGCAAGAACCTCATCGGCGAGCTGAAGCACTGCTGCGGCTTCTGGACCGTGACAGACGGCGGCGGCTACCCGGTCATCTCGGCGTACCCCGCCACCGCGGCGGCGGCGCTCTGGGACGACGCTCGCAAGGCCATCAGGGCGGGACTCGTCGTGGCTGAGTCCAAGAAGATGCCCGGCGACACCGAGCGCGTGCCGACCGTGGTGCACCTGCTCACCGACGACAGCCTCGTGGTGCTCACGCGCGACGGCGGCTCGTGGGTAGCCGAGTACCGCGAGCACTCGATGGGGCGCTGCCTCATGGAGCCGATGGCACACGGCGCGACGCTCGAGCGCCCCTTCGGCACCTCGCGCATAAGCCGCTCCGTGATGAGCATCACCGACGACGCCATCCGACAGCGCGCCCGCATGGAGGTCGCCGCCGAGGCCGCGACCCTGCCGCAGACGTGGCTTCTGGGAACCTACAAGAAGATGCTCAACGATGGCAACAAGTACGACGCGAGCATGGGCGCTGTCAACGAGATCACCAAAGACCCCGACGGCGACAAGCCCACGGTCTGGCAGTCCGCGCAGCTGCAGATGGCCCCGCTCACCGAGTACCTTCGCCAGCTCGCCTGCCAGATGTCCGCCGTGACCAACGTGCCGGTGAGCTTCTTCGGAGTGTCCAACGACAACCCGTCCTCCTCGGACGCCATCGCCGCGTCCCTCGAGCCTCTTGTCATCGACGCCAAGAACCTCAACCGCGACAACGGCACGGCGCTGCGCAACGTGGCCTACATGGCGCTCGCCGTGGCGAACGGCACCGATTTCGCCACCGAGCGCGATGCGGGCCACGAGATAAACCCGCGGTTCCTCAGCCCCGCGTACCCGTCCACGGTGAGCCTGTCCGACGCGCTGCTCAAGCAGGTACAGGCGCTCCCGAAGCTCGCCAACTCCACGGTCGCCTACGAGATGCTCGACTACACGGACGAGCAGATCCAGCGCATCGAGTCGGATGCCAAGAAGGCGCAGGCGAGCGCGGCTATCGCGTCTCTGTTCGAGCCGAAGGAGGGCGAGAATGGCGGAGGTGCCGACTAGCCTGCTGGACGAGCTGACCGATGAGGTGAACGCGCTGTCGGCAGACGCCCAGGCGAAGGTGAGGCCGGCACTCGAGTCACTGCTGTCGAGCTGGGAGCGCGGCGGGGGCGGCGATGTCGCCGCGCTCCGCGAGAGGGCGTACGAGACTATCGAGGCGGTGCTCGGGTACTACGCCGACACGTGCGCCGCCGCCAGGGCCGCCGAATACTACGACGCGGTCAGGGCGTCGCAGGGCTTCCCTGGGAAATACAAGGCGGTCGCCGAGTCCATGCGAGACCCGGACGCCACGCTCGGCGCGGTGAGGTATTTCATCGGCAAGGTCGTCGAGGGCGCCCCCGCGGTGTTCGTCTCGCGTTGCGTCACGAGGGTCGACGAGGAGATCAGGCGCGCCGCCAACAGGTGCGTCGCCCATAACGCGCGCAGAGACCCGGCGAAACCGTGGTACGCCCGCGTTCCCCGCGGCGAGACGTGCGGGTTCTGCCTCATGCTCGCGTCGTTCGGCTTCTACGCCAAGACCGAGGAGGCGGCGGAGCACTCGCACGCGCACTGCGACTGCCGCATCGTGCCGGGGTTCAACGGCCAGACGAAGGTGAGGGGCTACGACCCGGACGGGATGTACGAGAGGTACAACGAGTGCCTGGCGGCGCTCGGAGGCCGCGACGGCATCGCCTCCGACTGGTACGCGTTGCCGGAGGAGGAGCGCGATGCGCTCGTGAGGCGCCACGGCAACAAGGAGGGGAAGGCGTACACCGCCTACCTCAACAACCGCGTCGCATCCGAGATAGAGCTGCGCGACCCGTCCTGGTATGCCGGCGGCGAGCATAAGGGCATAACGTTCACGGACGATGCGGTGAGGCGCGACAAGGTGAAGAGATGGAGGGTAGACCCCGGAGAGAGGAGAACCGCGGAGAAGCTGGCGGCACTGGGCTACAAGACCGAGTTCTGGGAAGACGAGGTGCACCTAAAGGAACCGAACGCACAGGGGAAAACGACCGTAAGCCGCGCCGATCTGTCAACGGGCATCGAAATCAAGACCGTGTACACGTCGAAATCGGAGAACACGTTCAAGTCGCACATGAAGTCCGTGGCCAACAAGAGCGGAGTGCGGTTCGCCGTCTTCGACGTCAGCGAGAACAAGTCGGTCACCGACAGCCAAGTCGAAGCATGGATACGCAAGTACATGAAGAGGTACGGAATCTCTGAGGTGCGGATGCTGGGGCACGACGGGTCGCTCCAAACGATAAAAAAATAGGCGGGAGCTGCATGTCTCAATAGGTGAGTCAAACAGCTTCCGCCTAACCCCATCATACCGCATGGCCGCCCACGGGCGGCTTTTTTCATGCCGAAAAACGCCAAACAGGCCAAATCTCACGCCCGTAGGACACTGCCGCGCGACAGGGCCGCACGGCCCGAAACGCACATCTAAGGGGCTCGGCCGCACGGCTGGCCCGACGGGCCGCACGGTCCGGGAAAGGACGCGACATGGCAGCAGAGACCAACACGGAGCCCACGGGCGGTACGGAGCCGACCGGGGGCGAGGAGCCCGACTACAAGGCGCTCTACGAGGCCGAGAAGGCGCACTCCCGCAAGTGGGAGAAGCAGGCCAAGGCCAACAAGAGCGCGGCAAGCGCACTCGACGAGGCCAACCAGGCGAAGAAGACCGCCGACGAGAAGGTCGCGGAGCTCGAGAAGCGACTCGACGCCAAGGAGAAGGCCGAGGCACGAGCCAAGACCGCCGCCAAGGTCGCGCAGGAGAAGGGAGTCCCCGCCGAGCTCATCGTCGGCGAGGACGAGGAGAGCATGGCCGCATGGTGCGACAAGATGCTCGCCGCATTCAAGACAAAGCCCGCGCCGCGAGTGGAGAAGCCCGGCAGCTTCGACAAGGGCGGCAAGGGCGGGGACGAGGCGCTGCGAGACTTCGCCAAGCGCCTCCTGAAGTAAGCCAAACCCGAAGAAAGGCACAGAAATGGCTGCAAACGACACCCAGAAAATCAAGCTGCCGTCCAGCGTGGTATCCACCATCATCGGCAAGGTGAAGGACACCTCCACCATCGCCACGCTGAGCCCCAGCACCCCGCAGAAGTTCGCGGACACGACCTACCTCGTGTTCAACCCGACCGCAGAGGCCGAGGTCGTCGCCGAGGGCGGCAAGAAGTCCGGCTCCGAGATCTCCACCGACCCCGTGGTCGCAAAGCGCGCCAAGATCGTCACGACCACGCGCGTCTCCGACGAGCTGAAGTGGGCCGACGAGGACAACCAGCTGGAGATCATCTCCAACATCATCGCCGACCAGACCGCCGCCGCGGGCCGCGCGCTCGACTACATCGTCTACCACGCCATCAACCCCAAGACCGGCCTCGGCCTCACGGGCTACACCGCCCTGACCGCTGACAAGGACGTCCACAGCGTCGCCAAGACCGACTCCCCGGTCGACGACATCGACTCCCTCTCCGACGCCCTGCTCGACTACGGCATCAACGGCATCGCCATGAGCCGCCAGTTCGCCTCCGAGCTGCGCAAGCTGCGCGTGCCCGCCACCGGGCAGCGCCTGTACCCCGAGGTGCCGCTTTCCCTCAACGTGGGCAACCTCGACGGCATCCCCGCCTCCGTGTCCGGCACCGTGAACGGCCGTCTCGCCAAGACCCCGACCAAGGTCTCCGCGATCATGGGCGACTTCTCCGCAATCAAGTGGGGCATGGTCCGCGACATCACCGCCGAGGTCATCGAGTACGGCGACCCCGACAACACCGGTCAGGACCTGAAGGGCTACAACCAGATCGCCTACCGCACCGAGGCCGTCCTGGCATACGCGGTACTCGACCCGAAGGCCTTCGCCGTCCTCAAGAGCGCCTAGGGGGTACCGAGATGGCTCAGCTAGTCCAGAAATTCATCGTGGAGGACGTGGGCAAGGCGTCCAGCATCCTCCCGCAGCACGTGGCGCTCGTCTCGCCCGACGGCAATCCGCTCGTCGTGCCAAAGAAGGTCGCCAACCCCGGCGCCAGCCCGACCGTCGCGAAGGTCGTGCAGGCCCTCGTCGACGCCGGGATCATGGAGGCCGAGTAGCGATGGCCGCGCTCGCCAGCGTCGACGACTACAAGGCCCGCTACGGCGAGCCCGCGGACTCGGCGCGCACCGAGGTGCTGCTGCAGGACGCATCGGACCTGATGCTCGCGGCATTCGAGGACCGAATCGGCGAGTACACCGAGGGGGCGTGCCCGGCGTTCGACCGCGCCGCGCCCGCCGTGTGCTGCCTGCTCGTCAACCGCGTGCTCTCGGCACCGTCCGCGATGGCGGGCGCCACGCAGTACAGCCAGGGGGCCGGAATCTACACCGCATCGGTGACCTACGGCTCGGCGCTCGGCGAGATGTACCTCGGGAAGAGCGACCTCAGGCGCCTCGGCCTCACCGGTCAGGCGCTCGGGGCGCTCACGCCTCTGGAGAGGGGAGGGGTGGCCGAATGACGTGCCTCATCTCCGGCGAGACCGTGACCGTGCGCAGTGCGGCCCAGTCGTTCGACGAGCTTGGCGAGCCCACCGGCGAGACGGTGACCGAGGCGGCGGTCGACAACGTCGTGGTGTGCCCCGGCGCGACCGCCGACCTCGACTCGACGCGCCCGAACGGCGTGACGGTCGCCTACACGCTCTGCTTCCCGAAGGGCGCGGACGTTGACCTCAGGGACGCGACGGTCACGGTGCGCGGCACCGACTACAAGGTGGTCGGCGACCCCAAGCGATACACCGCGGCCAATACGCCCGGCCCCTGGGACCTCACCTGCGAGGTGACCCGAACCGATGGCTAAGGCGAAGTGCGAGGTCAAGATCAAGTGGAAGGGCTGGAACCGCGGCGGATACGCCGAGGTCATGAACGGCGGGGGCGTGCAGGCCATGCTCGACCAGAAGGCAAACGCTGTCGTCGCGTCCGCCAACGCATCGTTTAGCCCGAAACCGGGGGAGGGCGCAGGCTATGCCTCGGACGTCATGAGCGGCTCCCTCGCCAAGGGGCGCTCGCTCCACACGGAGAGCGTCCACGCCTTCCGCAGCGAGAAGAAGCACAACCGCTTGCAGGCAATCTTTGGAGGTGACTGATGGACATCGAGAGGGTTGTCGCCAAGCGGCTCATGGACGCGACCGGCATCAAGTGCGTGCCCGACGTGCCGCGCGAGAGACCCGATGAGTTCGTCCAGGTCACCCTCGCCGCCACGAGCGCGACACGGTTCATCCAGTCCCCGCGCGTGCTCGCCACGTCGTGGGCGAAGACCCGCAGGCGCGCACGCGAGATCGCCGAGGCCGTCGAGCGGGCGTGCTCCGCCATCGAGGACGAGCCCAACGTGTTCTCGGCCGTGTCCGACGGCACGTACCGATGGGACGACCCCGACACGGGGACTCCCAGATACCAGACGAACATCAACCTGACCATCTGCGAATAAGGAGCAATCATGGCAGAAAGCAACAAAAACAACGTCGCCAACGTCTCCAGCGCCAAGGGAGTAAAGGGCGGCTACATCTTCACCGCGCCCGCCGGAACGGCGCTGCCGAACGACTACAAGACCGCGCTGCCCGCTGCGTGGAAATGCCTCGGCTACATCAGCGAGGACGGCTACGTCGAGACGCTCGACAGCGACTCCGAGGACATCAAGGACATGAACGGCGACCTCATGGCGTCGCCGCAGACCTCCCGCGTCGAGAGCGCCCAGCTCACGCTCGCCGAGATCAAGGCCGCGACCCTCAAGGTCATGTACGGCTCCGACAACGTCACAGACAAGGGCGGCACGATCACGGTCAAGCACAATGGCGACTCCACGGAGACGTGGCCCGCCGTGCTCGAGTTCGTGCTCAAGGACGGCCGCCGCTGGCGCAAGGTGGTGCCGCTCGCCCAGTCCTCCGAGCTGGACGACCTCACCCTCGCCGTGGGCGAGCTCGCCGCGCGTGCCCTCACGGTCAAGTACTTGACCGACGAGGACGGCAACACCTGCTACGACTACATCCAGTCCACCGAGACCACGGAGGGCTAGGAATGACCGAGCTCACGTTCACCATCCCCGGTATCGACGGGGAGTTCACCGCCGACCTCGACGAGCTGCTCAGCTACAAGACCAACAAGCAGTTCGCCAAGAGCGAGACCGAGCCGGGCGGCATGTTCGAGGCCTTCGAGCGCGTCTTCGCTGGCCGAGACGAGGAGTACATGGAGCGCCTCGGCGGCTCCGTCGAGTCCACGGGCGTGCTCATGCAGGCCGCATTCGAGGCGGCGAAGGCAAAAAACTCCCAGGATTCGTCCTCGAGCTCGAAGGGCACCGCGCAGAAGTCGTAGCGGACTTCCGCCAGTACTACGGCATCGACCTCCCGCTCGAGGGCGGACCGGACGACCTCCGGCGCGCCGCCCTCCTGTGGGAGCAGCTGCCGAAGGAGTCGAGGTGCGCGTGCCGCATGTACCCGGAGCTCAAATGGAGCGAGGAGACGTACATGCTCTGGCGCATCGAGCATCAGCTCAGGAGCCTCGCGTGGGGGCTGAGCGACAAGAAGCACCGGCCGCCGCAGGAACCGCAGCCGCTCAAGACGCCCGGGCAGCTCGCGGAGCTCAAGAGGCATCAGCGCAACGCCCTCGCGAACAGGGCGGAAATCGACGAGATTCTAGGATTAGGAGGACGGGATGGCGACTAGCGTAGGCTCGGCATGCATCACGCTCATGCCGTCCATGAAGGGCTTCGCCGGCAGCATCTGCTCGGAGTTCGGCGACACGGGCTCCAAGGCCGGAAAGTCATTCGGCGACTCGATGACCTCCGGCGTGGACGGCGGGGTCAAGCGCTCCAGCGGGCTGCTGAGCGGGCTCGGCACCGTCGCAAGGGGCGTGGGCACCGTCGCCGCGGCTGGCATGGGCGCGCTCACCACGGCGGTGACCGCAATCGGCGGCGCCGCGGTATCCGCATACGCCGACTACGAGCAGCTGGTCGGCGGCGTCGATACGCTCTTCGGTTCCGCGTCCGGCAAACTGCAGGGATACGCCGCGGATGCGTACAAGACGTGCGGCATGAGCGCAAACCAATACATGACCCAGGCGACCAGCTTCGCGGCATCGCTCGTGAGCTCGTGCGGCGGCGACGTGGCGAAGGCCGCCGAGTCCGCCAACACGGCGATGGGCGACATGGCGGACAACGTTAACAAGATGGGCTCTGACATGGCCGACGTCCAGAACGCCTACCAAGGTTTTGCCAAGCAAAACTACACGATGCTGGACAACCTGAAGCTGGGCTACGGCGGCACGAAGTCCGAGATGGAGCGGCTCATCGCGGACGCCAACAAGCTGCGCGCGGCGCAGGGCAAGACCGCCGACCTCACCATCGACAGCTACGCCGACGTGGTCGAGGCGATCCACACCGTGCAGTCCGAGATGGGCATCACCGACACGACCTCCAAGGAGGCCGCGACGACCATCTCCGGCTCCATCGGCATGGCCAAGGCATCGTGGGAGAACTTCCTCACCGGTCTGGGCCGAGACGACGTGGACTTCTCGCAGCTCACCGAGCAGCTGCTCACGTCCGTCGGCGCGGTCGCCAAGAACATCGCGCCTCGCGTCGCGCAGATCGGGCAGGGCATCATCGAGGCGCTCCCCGCGGCGCTCTCCGGCATCGCGTCGGTGCTCACGCCCATCGTGTCCGAGGCGCTCGCCACGGCGTGGAACATCGCCGTCGGGGCGCTCGCCGGCATCGGTATCAAGCTGCCGAAGCTGGACTCCTCGCAGATCTGCTCGGCGCTTCAGGCCATCCTCGGCGTGGCCACGTCCGTCGGTAACGGCATCAAGGCGGCAATCGGGTTCATCGCGCCGCTCATCGCGCCAATCGGCACGGCGCTGCTCAACATCGCGCAGGCCGTGCTGCCGGTGCTCTCCACCGGCATACAGGTGGTGCTCGGCATCGTGCAGGCGCTGTCGCCGGTCATCGGCTTCCTGGTCGGTGTCATCGCGGACGTAATGACGACCGTCTCGCAGCTCGTCGCCATCGCCATGCCCGCCGTGCAGTCCGTGCTGTCCGCCGTGCTGGCGGCGATGCCGCTCATCCAGGGCGCGATTCAGGTGGCGATGGGCATCATCTCCGCCGTCTGGAACGCGGTCTGGCCTGCGATCTCCGCTGTCCTGACTGGCGTGATGGGCGCAATCTCCACTGCCGTCCAGGTCGCGATGGCCGTGGTGCAGGCAGTCATCTCCACGGTCACCGCCGCGATAAGCGGCGACTGGGATACGGTCTGGAACACCATCAAGTCGGTAGCCGAGCTCGTCTGGTCTCAGATTGAGTTCGCCGTGCGGGCGGCCATCGGGGTCGTCGAGTCCGTGATAACGTCCGCGCTCGATGGAATCAGCTCGGTTTGGTCGAGCGTGTGGGACACCGTCCGCGACTTCGCCGAGGTCGTATGGGGACGCATCAAGTTCTCCGTCAACTCGGCGATAAATCAGGTCAACGGCGTGATCAGCTCCGTGCTCAACAGCATCAGCTCCACGTGGTCGAGCATGTGGGGGAGCATCAAGAGCGCCTGCTCGTCCATCTGGGAGGGCATCAAGAGCGCGGCGTCAAACGGAATCAACTCCGTCTACAGGACCGTCACGAGCATAAAGGGCAAGATCACCGGGTTCTTCTCGGGTGCGAGAAACTGGCTCTTCAACTCCGGCAAGTCGATACTCAACGGCCTGAAGGACGGCATCATGTCCGCTATCGGCTCGGTGACCTCGGCGGTCTCCGGCGCAGTCTCCAGAATCCGCTCCTTCTTCCCGTTCTCGCCGGCAAAGGTCGGCCCCTTCTCCGGGCACGGCTACACGACCTTCTCGGGCAAGGCCCTCATGCAGGGCTGGGCGCAGGGCATCGGCTCCGGCACTGGCACCGTGGTCTCCGCCATCAGCGGCGCCATGGACACCGCGCAGGGGATGCTCTCGACGGGCCTGACCGTCGCGCCGTCCGCTGTCTACACTCCGGCGCGTCCCGAGGAGGATTCCGACGACGCCCTCGCCGGCATCCTGTCCGTCCTCGAGCAGATCCGGGACAAGGACGGAAACCTGTACATCGACTCGGAGCGCGTCTCCTCCGCCATCGCGATGCGCGGCAGGCACACGCTCGCCGCAAGGGGGTTCGCATGATATTCGGCGGAATCGACCTAACGCCGTACCTGCTGGTGACCAAGGTCACGAGACCGATTGTCCCCAAGGTGCGGCTCGATGAGACCGAGGTCCCCGGCATGGACGGCACACACGTTCGCGCCACGGGCCTCGAGCCCGTCGAGATAGCGGTCGACTGCAACATCGTCGGCGGCTCCCTCGACGAGGTCGCCGAGGCAAGGGCCGTGCTCGCCTCGGCGCTGTCCGGCGGCGAGAAGGCCCTCGTGCTCGACGACGCTCCCGAGCGCTACATGCTCGCGCGCTACAGGGGAGGGGCGGAGCAGGGGCGCAACGCGCACATGCCGAATCTCACGCTCGGGTTCTACTGTGCAGACCCCGCCGCCTACGGGCAGCGGCGTTCCGAGCAGGTGTCGGCATCCCAGCGCGCCGTCGCCGCCGGGGGCAACTACAGGGCCTACCCTACGGTCACGTGCAGGCCCCCGGCAGGCTCGAGCTGGACAATCACCAACGTCTCGACCGGGCGGTTCGTCCGCGTCGAGGCGTCGTTCACGGGCGCACAGACCGTCGTGCTGGACATGCGCGCCGAGCGCTGCACCGTCAACGGCGCGGACTGGCCCGTGACCGTCGCGAGCGACTTCTTCTCGCTCGACGGCGTGCAGCAGATCAAGACGAGCGGCGGCACCGCGACGCTCGTATGGGAGGAGAGGTGGCTCTAGGTGCGAATTGACGTATACACGTGGCAGGACGCCTACGTATCGACAATCGGCCCCGAGGAGCTGCTCGCCCTCACCCATACCGACGAGCTCAACGGCGAGGACAGCGTCGACATCGCCACGACCTTCGCGCTCAAGCAGGGCTACCGCCTCGTGTGGGTCGACCGCCTCGGAGAGGTCCACGAGCACGTCTGCCAAGACCCCAAGGGCCTCCACGCCGGAGGCGAGACGGTCTACACGGACACGGCGATCAACTCCATCTGCGAGACGTACGGCGACTACATCGAGGACAAGAGGCCCTACGGCTACGGCTTCCTCCAGGCGCTGAACGTCTGCCTGGAGCCGACCCGCTGGACCGCCGGAACTGTCGACCAGCCCGGTACCGTCGACAAGGGCCTGACCTTCTACCATACCAACTCACGCGAGTCGCTCAAGTCCATCCTGGAGTGCGGCGGCGAGCTGGAGACGGAGATCGCGGTATCCGGCGGCAAGGTGTCCTCTCGCAAAGTGGGCGTCCGCTCGCATCGCGGCGCGAAGGGCGGTCACCGCCGATTCACCTACACCAAGGACCTCGCGTCAGTCTCGCGCACCGAGCACTACGGCGCGATAACAGCCTGCTATGGTTACGGCAAGGGAATTGAGACGGATACTGGCGGCTACGGCCGCAAGCTGACCTTCGGCGAAATCAACAACGGCAAGAACTACGTGGAGGACGCGACCGCGCTCAAGCTCTACGGTCGACCCGACGGCAGGGGCGGTCACGCCCACGTCTTCGGGCAGTATGAGAACTCGAACTGCGAGGACGCGGCGACCCTGCTCGCCGAGACCCGCGCATATCTCGACTCCCATAAGGAGCCGGGAATGACCTATGAGGCCGACGCCGTCGACCTCGTGCAGTTCGGCCGCGACTGGGAGGGCGTGGCCGTTGGCGACGACGTCCAGATCGTCGACATGTGCTTCAGCCCGGCGCTGCGATGCGAGGGCCGCGTGACCAAGCTCGTGACCGACGAGCTGGGCGGCGCCATGCGCGTGACGCTCGGAAACATAACCGAGACCATGACGGACATGTGGCTGTCGCAGCAGAAGCAGGTGTCCAGCCTGTCGAAGCGCTCGTCCAGCTGGGACGTGGCGGCATCGACGCCGCCGTCGTACCTCCAGCAGGTCGTGGACGCGATGAACACACAGTTCAACATGTCCGGCAGCAGCTACACCTTCACCAGCTTCGAGCAGGGGACAATCTACGCATCTGTACCGATGGACGCGAACGGCCGCTCGACCACGGGCAAGGGCAGCGCCATGCAGCTGTGCTCGCAGGGCTTCCGCATCGCCTCCGGCTGCAAGGCCGACGGCTCGTGGGACTGGCGCACCTTCGGCACCGGCGCGGGCTTCACCGCCGACCTCATCACTGCCGGCACGCTCATGGGCGACCTCATCAAGGCCGGCACGATTCAGGACAGGGCGGGCAAGAACTACTGGAACCTCGACGAGAGCGAACTGCATATCGGCCCCGGCGCGAAGCTCGGCGACAAGGACATCGCCACGACCGACGCCGTCATCGCGTCTGTCGATGTTGAGTACGCGCAGGGCTCATCGCGCGTCACCGAGCCGCAGGGCGGTTGGCAGACCACCGCTCCTCAATGGGTGTCCGGCAAGTACATCTGGACGCGCACCAAGACCATCATGCAGTCTGGCGATATTGAATACAGCGAGCCCGTGTGTATCAGCGGCAGGGACGGCATCGATGGTGCCAAGGGGGACAAGGGCTCCACCGGCACCGGCGTGAAGGGCATCGTCGAGCAGTACTACCTCTCCACGAGCTTCACGGCGCAGTCCGGCGGCAGCTGGTCGGAGGCGCAGCCCGCGTGGACGAAGGGCAGGTACATCTGGACGCGCAGCAAGGTCACATGGACGGACGGCTCGACCACATATACCGCGCCGTGCCTTGCCAAGGCCATCAACGGCAGCAACCAGATGGCCGGCAGCGCCATCGCGGCGCGCGTGAAGCTCTACGCCAAGAATCAATCGGACAGCGTGCCGCCGATTAACGCGCAGAACCCCGAGCTGGGGTGGTCCGAGGACCTCCCGCAATGGTCGAACGGATACTTCGTCTGGTCGATGGAGCGCGTCACCTACGGCGATGGCTCCGTGACCCACACGGCGCCGGTGCTGGAGGCCGCGTACAACAAGGCCTACCAGAGCGCGCACGACCTGACGGGCTCGCTCAACGGCCTCGACACGACGGTGCAGGACCTTGCAAGGGACGGTGTGGTGACCGAAGCGGAGAAGGCCGCGGTCAAGAAGGCCAAGCAGGACGTGGACAAGGAGCGCGAGGAGCTCACGAGCCAGTACAACGCGCTGAAGTCGAACAAGGCCCTCAGCGCCCAGTTCCTCTCGTCCGTCCTCGGCCCCCGCTACACCAAGGCCTTCGGCACGACCGACGAGGGCGGCACGTACGGCTCCTACGCCGACAAGGTCGACAAGGTGCTCCAGTGCAAGACCGCCGAGGAGCTCAAGGCGGCGATGTACGAGTACGACGCCGCATTCGGAGCCTACTCGACCGCCGTGAAGGACTACGCCGAGGCGGCCACCAGAGCCCGCCACGCCATCGAGCAGCAGAACGCATCGGACTACGCCGACGGCATCCTGAGCGCCTACGACGAGCAGATGGACCAGAAGGCCATCTTCGACCGCCTGACGAACGGCGGCGCAGACCAGGGGCTCTACATGAGCAACAACAGGGTCTACGTCAACGCGACATACATCGCAACCGGGACTCTCGCGGACGCAAAGGGGCGCAACTCGTGGAACCTCAAGGAAGGCGTGCTGACGACCAACTACATGACGGCGAAGAACATCACGGCGACCGGAAGCTTCACCGGTGGAAACCGCAGCAGCGGGTACGCCATGGAACTCGACTCGAGCGGGAGGCTGGCTGGGTTCAAGGACGGCACGCAGTACGGATACATCGAATGCTCCTCAACGTCACATGACATCGACAATCCGTCGATTATCTACCACGGACTGCAGCTGCAGGGACAGGGCGTCGTGCGAGTCTCGACCCCGAGGCTCAGCGTGAGCGGCAGCGCCGACACGAGCGTCACGACGTGGTCAGGCCTGACGACCAAGGTCGGAGCGGCATACCACCCGCTTTACACGGAGAACGGCAAGGAATATTTCAACGACCAGTCCCAGACATCGTCGGTGCTCGAGTTCAGGAACGGCCTGCTGATCGGCGTGTCGGCCATGCCGTCCGGGTGGAGCGGATAAGAGATGAAAGGACAAGAAGGAATGGAAGCAAGCAAGAAGATCGTCGTGGGCTATGCCGTCCACGACATCATCGGAAACAACGAACAGTGCCTGACGGAGTACGACCCGGAGGTGCTCCAGAGCGCCGAGGACGCCGGCCTCGTGTTCGTCGCCCAGTACGACGACGGCACGCGCGAGGTCGTCAAGGCCGCAGACGTCCGCAAGCCCGACCCCACGGTCAACGGCATCCCACTGGCGACCGCCGGGTACGTCGATGAGCGCACCGCCGCCACGGTCGCCGTGTTCGACGCGCTCTCGGCCATCGTCGACCCGCAGCCGGCCATGGCGGACGAGACGGAGGAGGGGGCCAAGGCCGTCGACCCGGTCGAGGCCTTCAAGGCCGCACTCGCCGTCCTCAAGGCGTTGGAGGCCAAGGAATGATCAACCACGGGATAGCGCTCGACATGCGCAAGCGCCCGGGCACAGTCCCGCAGCGCGTCACCGTGCGCAGGGGCGAGACGCAGACCCAGAAGATAACGGCGTCGCTCACCGTGGACGGCGCGACGTACACCCCGACGTGCCAGCTCGCGCGCCTGTGCGTGCTCCACGCCGACGGCACGTGGGCGCGCTGCTCGGCGACCGTGGGCACGGCCTCGGTGAGCGCCACGCTGGCGCCGGAGGCCGTCAACGGCACCGGCAAATGCCGCCTGGCCTACTTCGAGTTCTACGCCAACGGGGCCTCCGAGACTACCGAGGACTTCGCGCTCGTCATTCTGGGAAATGTGGACGGGACAACAGGGCCTGCCGTCAGCTACGACCAGGAGCTCGACGAGCTCTACAGGAAGTGGAGCACTGAGCTATCTCGGCTCGGTCAATCCGCGTTCGATGCGGCATCCGCCGCTAGCGGTGCGGCGTCGAGGGCCGATGCGGCGGCAAGCGCGGCATTGCAGATCGCGAACGCGGCGGCGCAGGGCGCCGCCGGCGAGTCCGACATCGCCGAGCTGCGCCGCCAGAACGGCCAGCTCGCGACGATGCTCGCCGACGCGACAGACAAGTTCATCTACATGGACGGCACGGTCTACTGCCCTGCCGGCAAGGCGTCGGTATCCGGGGACACGGTGACGTTCGGCAGCACGTGCTCGGTATCGGGCAGCACGGTAACCCTTTCCTAAGGAGGATAAATGGCAAATGCAAAGACGCTGGTCGTAGGCGGCCAGCCGCTCAACGTCATCGACGACACCGCGCGCAGCAACGCGCAGACGGCGCTCAACAACGCCGAGTACAACCGCCAGGGCCAAATCGGCAAGTACGGCGGACAGAACATCGCCACCATCCTGGCGGGAGAGATCGGCAGCGGCAGCGTGTACGACGCGCTGCACAAGCGAGCCGCCAACGGCAACTTCGCGGGCCTGCGCGTGGGAGACTACATCGACGTGCCGCTGGTAAGCGCGTCGGGCGTGGCGGCCCAGCAGTCCGTGCGCATCCTCCTGGCGCACTTCGACCCGTACTACTGCTGCGGCGACAGCTCCAAAGGCCACCACATCGCCTTCGTGGCCTCCGCGCCCATCGCCGTGGCCAAGACCGTGACCGGCGTGGCAAACGACAGCTTCCTGATGTGGAACACCACCAACACGAACCAGGGCACCGCCGACCAGAAATGCCCCTACCCCAACAGCAACCTCAAGGCGTGGGAGACGGCCTTCGAGGCGTGCCTGCCCGAGGGGCTGACCAAGTACCTTCTTACCCAGCGCGTGCTGCTTGAGGAGCGGTACAGCGCCAGCGGCGCGCTCAACGACTCCAACTCGTGGAGCTGGCAGGATATCGGCAAGGTGTTCTCGCTGTCGGAGATGGAGGTGTACGGCTGCCCCGTGTGGGGGACGAAGGGCTACAGCGTGGGCTTCGACTGCCAGTGGGACCTGTTCAGGGACACGGCGCACCGAGTCAACGGAAATCGGTACGATTGGTGGCTGCGTTCCGTCATGGGTGGCTCCTCGTCCAACGTGTGCTACGTCCGCAACTACGGCACTGCCAACTACGCCTCGGCGACGGACGTCTGGCTTCGCCCCCGCCCCGGCCTCCTCGTCGGCTAGCCAGCCGTGTGCTCTATACTCTGCTTTTAGGCGACCGCCTTGCGCGGTCGCCTCCTGCCCGCGAAGCGGGCCGTTTTTTCCGCCAGTTTCCCCAGGAGGTGCACGTGAGCGGCGTCTACCAGCGCAACCGCGAGGTGTCCGAGTACAAGTTCTTCACGCAGGCCATCGCCATCCGCGTGGAGGTTAATAAACTGATGGCGTCCTCCTCAGTAGTGCCCAAGGCCTACAGGCTGCTGAACGCGGTGCCGACCGTGGAGACGGCGCGCAGCATCGTGTACAACGTCAACCGCGCCGACTGCTTCTATCCCAACAGCTCGTTCAACGCGCTGGAGAGGAAACGCTACCTGACGCTGGCCATAGCGGACTGCGAGCAGCTGATGCTGGACATGCAGTGCCTCATGGATATCGGCCTGCCCGTGAACGCCAACCGCTTCGAGGCGCTGGCGGGAATGGTCGAGGAGGAGATCAGGCTGCTGAAGGGGGCGCGCAAGAACGTGCGGGTGACCGGCAAGAAATCCGCCGAGGAGCGCATAGCCGAGGCCGAGGCCGAGCTAGAGCGCCTGCGTTCGCTATAATGGGCGGCGGTCGCGCCTTGTATATCGGTACAATTGGTGGCTGCGTTCCGTCATGGGTGGCTCCTCGTCCAACGTGTGCTACGTCAACAACAACGGCAATGCCAACTACAACTCGGCGACGAACGTCTGGCTTCGCCCCCGCCCCGGATTCCCTTATTGCCAGACCGAGTAGGCCCCAGGGCCGAAAGCAGAGCGCAGAGAGGAAGGAAGGCGCGACCGTCGGGCTCACGCCCGTAAATACGCACCCCGCGAGGGTGGTCGGACGCTGCTTGCATGGCGCGGCGCTCCGTGGCTTCGCCGCGTTTCATGGCCATACCTCAAGCGGCTGTCAGAGCCACATTGAAAGCCGTGCGGGGTGCCTTCTGTGAACTCCGAGCAAAGGCGGGCGGCGCGCCGGAAGCGCCGCGAGGAGAAGCGGGCCAAGGCCAAGGCCGAGCGCGTCAAGGCGTGCACGCTTGAGACCGTGGCCGACCTCAACAGCCTGTGCAAGGCTTCCAAGCAGGCCGCGCGCGGCGTGATGTGGAAGGCGTCCACGCAGCGGTACATGAAGGACTACCTGCGCAACGCCGTCCTGTCCCGCCGCGACCTTTTGGAGGGCCGCGACATATGCCGGGGCTTCATCCGCTTCGACCTATGGGAGCGCGGCAAGCTGCGCCACATCAGCGCCGTGCACTTTCCCGAGCGCGTGGTGCAGAAGTCGCTGTCGCAGAACGCGCTCGTGCCCGCGATCGTGCCCACCCTCATAGCCGCGAACTCCGCGAACATAAAGGGGCGCGGCACCGACTACGCCCTGAAGCTGCTCAAGCGCCACCTGGCCGACCACTGGAGGCGGCACGGCCGCGAGGGCTACATACTGCTCGGCGACTTCTCCGACTACTTCGCGCGCATAGCGCACCAACCCGTCAAAGACCAGGTGGCCTCCGCGCTGCTAGATCCGCGCGTGGTCGCCTTGGAGCACCGCCTGATAGACGCGCAGGGCGATGTTGGCCTGGGGCTGGGCAGCGAGCCGAACCAGATATGCGCCGTCGCGCACCCCAACCGCATTGACCACTACGCAATCGAGATGCTGCGCCCCGAGGCCTACGGTCGATATATGGACGACTTCTACCTGATACACGAGTCCAAGGACTACCTGCAGGTGTGCCTGCTGCTCATAGAGCGCAAATGCGCCGAGCTGGGCATCGAGCTGAACCCGCGCAAGACCCGCGTGGTGAAGCTCACGCGCGGGTTCACGTGGCTGAAGAAGCGCATCTTCTACACGGACACGGGCCGCATAGTCGTGAAGCCGTGCCGAGACTCCATAACGCGGGAGCGCCGCAAGCTCAAGAAGATGGCCCGCATGGTCGCCGATGGCATCATGACCCCCGAGCAGGTGGAGCAGAGCTACCAGAGCTGGCGCGGAGGCATGAAGCGGCTGGACGCGCACCGCAGCGTGCGGGCCATGGACGCGCCGTACCGAAGCCTGTTCGGAAATCTCGCGCAGGGGGGGGTGCTCAATGCAGGCCAACCAGAGGGACGATTCAAGCGGAAGCAAGCCCTCGCAATAGCGGAGAACCGGCAACTCAAAGCAGCGGCCTAAGCGAAGCGGCTGCGAAATAACAGAAACATCGAAGGCGTGCTGCGGCGCGCCTTCTTCCTTTGCGCCCATCAAAGCGGCTCGGCAATCTCACGGCGCTAATACGATGGCGGCACATTCCCCGACAAGAGAGGAGTCCGCATGGACACTGAGGAAGACACGCCGCGCCCCAACGATCTTCAAGATGGCACCATGGCCGAGGTCAACGCCCTGCGCGATCTGCTGTCGCAGATCGGCGACCCCGACGCGGCGCACGACGCGGGCGTTATCGACGATGACGAGTACGCTGAGCGGAAGGCGCGAAAGCTCGCCTACACCGCGGCGCTCGCCGCCTACGACAGTGACGAGACGCTCGACGTGTCGGCGCTGATCGACCAGATGCGCGAGCGGGCGTCGCAGCCGACGCAGACCGAACAGAACACGGCGAACATCGACTACCTGCTCATGACGGTCGGAGGTGACCAGTAATGCCAACGAAGAAAACCGACGAGCATTCCAAGCACTTCGCGCTCGTCAAGAAGTACTACGACCGACCTCTTTGGAGTAAGGTGCGAGTACACAAGGCCGTCGAGTGCAAGTGGATCACCGCCGACGAGTACAAGGAGATCACCGGCGAGGAGTACACGGCCGAATAGGCGGAAGGAGGGCGCCCAGGATGGAAGTGCTCAAACTTTTTGCGCCTTACGGACCGGCTTGGCTTGGCGGCGTGCTCCTGACGCTCGTTGCGTTCTACTTCGGGAAACAATTTCTTGAGGAGTACAAACGCCAAAACCAGCGGAAGGGCGAGCTCGACCTCAAGCGCGAGGAGCGCAAGCAGGCCGAAGTCGACGAGCGCGCGCAGCGGGACCTCGAGCGCTCGCAGATGGAGGGCCGCATCGCCGCGCAGATGGAGCGCAGCAACAGCCTCATGGAGGCGATGAAGACGCTCATGGAGTCCGTCGTGGCGTCCAACGAGGTCTTGCACGCGGACTTGGCGCACAGCCAGGCGAGGAGCCAGGGGATGGCCGAGAAGGTCGACCACATCTGCGACCGCGTCGACCTTATCTACAGCAAGGAATCCGACAGATAGGAGCAATCGAATGAATGAGATCCAGGCGGGCCTCACGGTGTGCACGGTCCTGGTCGTGCCGTACATCGTGCAGGCCATCAAGACGAAGGCGATGACGGGCAACGTCGCCCGCTGGACGGCCATCGCCGTCTCGGCGGGATGCGGCGCCCTCACGGCCATGTCGGGCGGCGTCCCGACCGAACCCTCGGCGTGGGTCACGTCCATCTTCGCCGCTGTCGGCGGCGTGCAGGTGGCCTACGCGGCCTTCAAATCGGTCGGCATCACGGACAAATGGCTGGACGCCCTGCTGGCGCTCGGCGACATCAAGGAGGACTAACATGGCAGACTTCGCGAACGTCCAGCCGGACGAGTACAAGCTTCTGGGGCGCAACTTCTCCGCAGGCCGCCCGTTCGGCATCAAGGGCGTGACCATCCACCACATGGCCGGCGACCTCAACGCCGGCCAGTGCAACGGCATCTGGGGTGCCAACGGCTGTTCTGCCCACTACTCGGTCGACCGCAACGGCCACATCGTGCAGCACGTCAACGACACCGACCGCGCCTACGCCTGCGGCGACGGGATCGGCACCGGACGCGGTAACGACACGACCATCTCGATTGAGCACGCCAACAGCGGCAGCAACCCGTGGACCGTCCACGAGAAGGCAATCGAGAGCGGCGCTCACCTTGTCGCGGCCCTGTGCCTGTACTACGGCCTCGGTCGCCCCGAGTGGTGCAAGAACGTGTTCCCGCACCGCTACTGGAGCGCCACGGCCTGCCCCGGCGAGCTTGCGGGCTCCCAGCGCGACCATTACATGCAGCGCGCTCAGGCGTGGTATGACGCGATGAAGGGCGGCAAGGCACCCGCCCCCTCCACCGCCGCTAAGCCTGCCGCGGCAAAGCCCTCTCAGGCGGCATCCGGCGGCTTCACGAAGGCATCTGGCAAGCGCATCCCCGTCCACTACTCCCTCCACCTCAAGGGCGGCGGCTGGCTGGACGAGGTGACCGACTTCGGCGCCGGGGACAACGGCTTCGCGGGCTACCCGTGCCGACAGCACGACCTCCTTTGCGCCCGAGTCGATCGCGGCACGCTCAAGTATCAGGTCCACACCATCGAGGACGGCTGGCTTGACTATGTTTCCAAGGGCGACCGCAACGATACCGTGAACGGTTGCGCCGGCATCACCGGCCACACCATCGACGGTGTACGCATGTACTACGTGACCCCGGGCGGCGAGGAGTACAAGCAGGCGTGGTATCGCTCGCAGACCACCGCGCGCGCCGGATGGCTCGACACCGTGTGCGACGACGGCTCCACCTACGGCGGCGACGACTACGCCGGTTTCTACGGCGAGCCGCTCGACCGACTCCAAGTCTGCGTCACCGACGGCAACCCGTACTAGCATGATCGCGCTGGCTTTCGTCCTCGGCGCGCTCTTCGGCGGCACCGTGGCGACAATCGGGCTGTGTCTCGTGAGCATCAACCGGCATTAGCGGCGGCCCGCTCGTGTTATCCCGGGCGGGTTTTTTCTCGAGAAAAGGTGTTGCTACGCCGCCCGTGGTATCCTGAGCAGCACGACGGTCCCAACGGCGCAGATCTCGGTTCTAGAATCTAGGCAGACGGGGCACCATTTAAATTAAGAAGCCCGTTACCCCCCTGAACTGCCTCCCATTTCTTGGACATGAGAAATGGGAGGCTTTCTTTATGCGCGTTGATTTGAGGGTGAAGCATGATGTCGAGGCCAGGAAGGCGGCCATAGGGCTCTTCGAGCTCGGACACGGGTATAAATCTGCCGCGATTGCCCTTTCGCTTCCCGCGGAAGCCGTGAGAAGATGGCAGGAGATATACCGCGCATTTGGGAGCGAGGTGCTGCTGCGCATGGACGGAAAGCAGGGCAGGTACACATACGAGCAGAAGGTCGCCGCCGCCTCCGCCGTCGTCGACGGCGGCATGACGAAGACCGAGGCGATGTCGGCGTTCGGCATAATGTCGATGTCGCCGCTCAAGAAGTGGTGCGCGCTATACCGCGAGGGCGGCGCGGAGGCCCTGCGCCCGAGGCCCAAGGGCCGGCCGAGCGGTTCCAGGGCGAGGCCGCGGACCCGCGAGGAGGAGCTCGAGGAGCGGTGCCGTAGGCTCGAGGCCGAGGTGGCCTACCTAAAAAAATTACGCGCCCTGGTCGAGAGGGACGGGCTCTGA